AGCAGGTGAGACACATCTGTTAAAACCAACACAAAAACTATTTTTTTATGGAGAAAGACATTCTCATTCAGAATTTGAAGACCAAGGTTGGAGAAGACAACTGCAAGGTCATTAGTGACAAGACATTTGACGGTATTGCCGAAAGTGTCCTGCCAATGTTTGCCGACGACTCTAAGATTACCGACGAGACGTGGAAGTTACCTGTTGCAACACTGGTTCAGTTTGCCGGGCAGAAGCGTTTCGACGAAAAAGAATTTACAGAGAAGTTCAAGGCAGACTACGCCAAGGAGTTTGCTGTTCAGCATGAGAAAGATGTTGATACCCGCATCAACGCCGCCGTAGCAAAGGCATTGGAAGAATACAAGAAGGAACACCCTGATAATGGTGGAAATGGTAATGGTAACGGGAACGGTGGTTCATCCGCTGACGATCTCGATGCAAAGGTACAGGATGCTGTCAAGAAAGCATTGGAAGGACTGACTGGAGCAGACAGTGAGTTTGGCAAGATGTCCGCTACCATGAACAAATTCATGCAGTCACAGCTTGAGCGGGAAAAAACCGCAGCACTCAACAGCGTTAAGTCTGAGTTGAAGAAACACCTTATTGCTCTGAAAGCCAACAACGAGGCTTGCATTGATGACGCTCTGAATGATATCGAATATGGTGAGAACCCCACATTCGAAGGTCTGAAACAAGCTGTCATTTCGGCTTATGAGAAACGTTACAAGCGTTACTATGCCGATGGTGGAAAGCCCTTTGGTGGCGACGGCACCGGAGGAAACGGTGGTAGCAATGACTTCGTGAAAGACCGAATCGCCAAGTTGCAGCAAGAGGCAAAGGACAACGCTGACTATGCCGCCGAACAAGAGAAGACATTCTGTTAAGGATTGTCGAACCGAACAAAAAAATTCACAACAAAAACTTTAGTAACATGAAACAAGGAACTATCAACAACTACATAAAGTTCAGTAAGAGCTTTGGTGGTGTCCGCAAGTGCTACGAGGGCAAGCCCACGATCGCCGTCGGTGGTTTCATGTGCGAACCCGAACTGATGCCAGAATATCCTAATGTGATGGCAGCAGGTACACTCGTCTATGCTGACGAAACAGCAGGCGTTCGCACCATCGTTCCTCTGTACACGTTCAAGGTGAAGAGTGTTGACGCAGCCGCCAACAAGATCACCGTGGAGAAGTTTGAGACTGGTACTATTGCCAAGGTTGGAATGAAACTCATTGTCGTTGGTGACGATCTCACTCAGGCTGCTGACAACGTAGCCACCGTGACCGCTATCGACTCTTCGGCAAAGGACGTTGACGTTCTGACCGTTGACAGTGTTACTGCTGACAGCACTCCTTTCGTTGTAGAGGGTGATGTTCTTGCAGAAGCCAAGTCTGCCACTAACAAGAAGGTTAAGGTTATCCCCAATGGCCTGACCTATTGTGACAATGTTCTCGATCCCGATGCTTATGCCATCGACATCGACTACATCTGGAATTGCATGGAGAAGCCCGTTCTGGAGCGTCGTATGCCGCCTCTGACTGCAAGTCTGAAGAAGGCACTTCGTGACAACGAGTGTTATTTCCGTTTCTCGAACCGCAAGTAAACTAAAAGGAGAATTAGATTATGAGAGACTTAAATCTTTATGGTATCAGTGGTCTGCATCAGTATGTGGACGCTGAGAACTTCGGTCTGATCCTCGACAACGTGAACGCCAAGTACAACAAGGCTATCTGGCGTCAGTTTGCTTCGTGGGGAAAACCGACCGACGACCGCGAGTGGAAGCAGGGTATAAAGAAGACCCCGATTCTGGTACGTGCCAGCGTACTCGGTACGCATTCTGGCAAGCCGCAGCGTAGTACGACTGGTTGGGAGTTCTACGGTGGAACACTGCCGCAGGTAGGTCACGGCTTCAACATCACCAAGGATGATATGATCGAACTTCGCAAGGCTGCAAAGTTGAGCAATATCACTTTCGGTGAGGCTCTGACCGACAGCTTCATCTTCAACTCAGATGCAATGCTCGGTGGCGTACACAACGAACTCTCGTACATGGTCATGCAGGCTATGTCAACTGGTGAGATCCATGATGTCGCCGTTGACGGTGCTCGCTACGACTTCAAGTTCCAGATTCCTGACGAGAATTTCCTTGCACCCGACAACGGTAAGGAGTGGTACATTTGGGACACCTCTGGTGCTTCACCTGTACTGAAGCCCAATACCAGTGCCGACGTGATTGAGGACATTCTTGCTTTCCAGAAGTACCTCACTGAGACCCTGAATCTCGGTGTTGACCACTGGAAGCTGTCTAAGGACTTGCTGGATAAGATCGTCCTGCATCCTTCTGTTCTTACTGCTTACAAGGCAAGCAAGAACTACTTCCATCCCGAAGATGTGAAGGTTGTTCGCACCGACGTACTGAACTGGATGCACAACGACATGAAGGTATGGCCGTTCCAGGAGATTGATTTCAAGTCGCGTCACGAGGAAGACGGCAAGCCCGTCGCCGACGATCCCGCCTTTGACATTCACAACATGGTTGCTGCAAGTCGCGCATATCGACCCTTCGAAATGAAGTGCATGAACAGCATCCTCGTTGACCGTGTGAAGATGGGTGGTCTCGATCCCTCTACCCGCTACTCATTCGTTGAGGGTCGTATTGCTGTGCGCAACAGCTGGCAGGAAGACCCGATCCTGAATGTAATCGACTGCGAACTGTACGCTGGCCCTGTGTTCAACAACGTCCATGACTACGGTATCGCTACCGTATGGAAGGATTACGCTGGCTAATCTCTAAGTGACTTGACTATGCCTGAGATAGAAGATCAGATATACGCCACAGCGGAGGAATACATTCAGAGTATATCCCCGAATGCTAATGTCAGTGAGAGTACCGTCAAAGGTATTCTCATTGACGCAGGCATTGAGGCTGGAACTGACGCTACAAAGCTGACAGAGAAACAAAAAGACCTTGCACTCGCATATCTTCTTATCCGACTCGCTTTCAATCCCGTGACCTCTCAAAAGGTTACGGACAAAGATGGTGATTGGGAACACTCTGAGGGTAATGAGCAGTGGTCGAAGTCTCAGTTGATGCAATTTCTGATCCTCGCCCGTGACCTCCTCAAGAAATGGGACATTACCGATCCTCGCATAGAGGCTCTTGCTCCAAAATGGGGGATGAAGGGAACGGGATTCCGCAAAATCCGCAGATACCGATAAGCTATGGCCGTCAAAAACCCTCGCTTTCCCCACTACTGCCGCATTCTCCGCTATGCCGCTACCGATCCGATGGTTGACCAGCCAAAGGTTAATCCGATGGTTGACGAAGACCCAATGGTAGACGAAACGGACGTAATGACAGACGAGACAGAAACCGAAAACGCAGAACCGGAAGAGGGTGATACCACCCAAACTAATCTGCCTGAAGGTATAACTGTCCTCTATGAGGGGAAATGTAGGAGTGACAACAAAGCCGTCACGTCGGACAATGGAGAATTCAATGTTTCGTACAGAACGCTCGCATTGCCTTTGAAACAGGACGAATGGACGGAAGAGACGATACCCGCCGAGGGTGACAGGATTGAGTTACAGCGGTTCGGTTACACAGAGCAAGGAATTGTGGTAGACAAACGCCCAAGCAATTTAGGAACTCACATTCTCTGGAAGTATGCCCGGAACTAACGCCACCATAGTACACAACGCCCTTGCAGACTACCGCAAAAGGATTTTTGACGAGGTTGAGAATCGTTGCCGTAAGTTCTGCACCGACTTGTGTCAGGAGGCTATCAAAGCCAGACAGAACAATGAGGCAGCACACAACTATACTGGTAACTTGATTAACTCTATAGTTGTCTGCCTTTACAGGGACAGAGAACCTATTAATGCTTACTACGCAGCACAGTACGTGCCGAAAGCCATTCAGGTTAAAATGCGGCTCCGGAAGAGGAAGCATTATCGTTTCAATCCCGACTACGACGGCTCAAATAGCCATTACCTGCCAGAGGTTCAGACCAATGGCGGTTGGGGAGAAGACGATGCCCGCAACTTCTTTCAGAACTATGTCCCACAAGGACGCAACCTGTTTGATATCGTGGTTGCCTATCCCGTTGAATACGGAAAATGGGTTGAAGCGAAACGTGCAAGCACTGGCATACTGCAAGCCTACTCACACGCGGATTCTGTTGGAGTAACCTACTTGAAACTGATAAGGAAATAACGGATATGGCAAAGAAGAAAGCATTGCTTTTCATCATTTACGACGAACTTGTTGATGCCGTAAAGGGAATCGCCGAGAAGACAAGTCTTGGTCGCCCCGAACCAGTTGGCAAGGACGTTGTAAGTTTCATCGAAATTGATATACCCACTGAGATACGTGGGCGAATTAAGGGCAAGTTCGATGTTTCTGTTGACTGCATTGCCACTTTTTCCATACACGTTAAGGCTAAGACTGATCGCACGCTGAATATTGGCAATCAGAGCGACCTAACCCAGAAAGTCTTGGACGTTTTTCCCATCAATGGAAAGTATATCGTTGCCAAAGAGCCAACGGTTCTGATGCAAGGTTATGACGAGACAGGCTATCAGGTCACGCAAGTCTCTTTTAGGCTGAGAACACGTTTCAATGCCAGAGACTTATAGTAGAATATTATTCACTTTATATACAATACGACTATGGGAACTGTAACAAAAAAGATTCAGATGCAGGATGATGTCTTTGAGGGCATATCTTGTGTGTTTGCAGTGAACGGCGGTATTACTTTCAGTACCAATTCCGCTAACCTGTCTGACGCAAACCTTCAGGAGTTCCCCGTTTCCGAAGATTCGGGTTTCAACTTCGACACGGGTCAGCCGACGATCGAGCATTTCAAGGTTAAGGGCTTGAATGCCGATTGGGTGAACACGTTCACACCCGGTGATGGTCAGATTACTCTGGAGATCCCCTGTAACAACACGAACATCATGGAAATGGTGTATGGTGAAAGCGGTACGAATGTTACCGTTACGCTGCCCTCTGCAGCAACCGCCAAGACTGTTGGAACGGGCAAAGCATTCGCTTCTCCCCAGAAGGCTGTCTATCTCGGTCTGCTCATTCTGAACGACACTGAGGACAAACTTTTGTTCATCAAGAAGGCGAAGTTCATGGCTCAGACCATCTTCGACGGCTCGAACAAGCCTCTGTGCGTTGTTCTCACTGGTGCTATTGCATCTGCCGATGCTCACAGCTTCGGCATCCTGTCTCTGGCATCAGGTTCTTAATGGGAAACTACCCATTTATATACCCAAGGGCAGTGGCGGTCTTTATGCTGCCACTGCCCTTAACCATTACAAACTATTAGAGCAAAAAGTTTATGGAAGAGAATAAAGAGCAAAAGATTGAACAGCCGTCAGTTGATGCGCAGCAGGTCTATTTGTCGATGATTAGTAACGACGCTGACGAGGTTGAGATACTCCGCACCAAAAAGAAATACAAGGTGAGGTGGTTGAAGAACGGCCAGTTGGAGAAACTTTCCCGTCTGTTGCTGCACAAGAAAAGTATTGACGATGACAAGACTACAGGCAACGAAGTTCTTGATGCCATTCTTGAAGACAACAGGCTTGCTTGCAAGGCTGCTGCCATCATCGTCTTAAACGGCTACTGGAAACTCTTTTTCCGTTACTGGCTGTTGTGGCGTTGGTTCTACTTTATCAGGCAGTACGACAATATACAGCTTCATCCGATCCTCGAAGTCGGCAAAAAAAAAGTTCCGCTGAATCAGTTCTACGCAACTATCATGTCACTGACAGAGGCAAAGGATTCGCTGATGAGAATGAGAGCAAAGGAAGTCGAAACTACCCTTCAAGGACTAAGTTTGGCAGCGCTTTCTCAGACCGAAAACAAAGACAGTGGCTCGTAATGCCACGTTATTTCTTCTTCGGTCTCTGGCGAGTACCAATGTACGAATGGTATTGGGGTCATACTATTGCTCAGATAGAACTGATAGACATTGACCAGCCTCTGACAGTTTACAAGAATCAAGACCGTAACGGAGGATTGAAGCCTGGTGACAAAGGCTATAAGCCAGACAAGAACAAACTTGATGCCGCAGTAAAGAAGTGGCAGAAACGCAAGGCAGAGAGAGAAAAGAGGGGATTCAAACTTGACCAGTTCCTCAGAACAGGCGAGAAAGTTCCCGTGAACAATGATACACAACAAACTTAAACAGACAAAGATTATGGCCGATTTAAACCCGCTCAAGTTTCAGGTTGCTATACAGGACGAAGCGACTAAGAAGTTAAATGATATCGAGAAAGAGTTTGATAAACTCAAAGATAAGACTATTAGCGTTTCCGTTAATGGTCTTGACGATTTGCGCAGTCTTCTTACCCTGCTCCAGCACAGACAGGTACAGAACATCGGCAAGGAGGTTGCCTCTGGTATCAACGAAGCTACAAAGAGTTTGCAGGAGCAGGCTCAGAAGGCTATCCGTGATTCTCTCGGAAAGTTAGCTGAAGACCTCACTCTTATCAAACATGCGATCCAGCATGACAACTTCACTGCATTCTCCACTCGTATCACTAAGTGTGCTGAAGCTGTGAATACGCTTGACGAAGCCTTCAAGAAGTTCCACGTCACCATTGGTAAAGACGAGGGTATGCGTAACTTTATGACAGGCTTGGGTGAGGTTATCCGAAACGTCCGTAGCACTATGGGTATGATCAATGGTGGCTTGGGTAGTAACGCCAATGTCACACCAGATGCTTTGTCTCGCAGTATAAAGGTTGCACAGCATGAAACGGAACGTCTCAATAATAATCTTGTTCGCGCCCAACGAACAATAGAAACTTTTGGTGACAAAGGTTTCAACGTTGCGGCCTTGGAGAGATATAAAACGGCTCTCATTGACGTGCGTGAGAATCTTAGACTGATTGAGAAGAATGGTGGTGCTCATCCTATTTCAGGAATGACAGCATCACAATACCTTTCAAGTGAAGACGCAAGCCGTGTCGTTACATTACTGAGGACAGAACTGAGTTATTACCAGAACATCGGTAAGGAGTTGGAAAGAATCGCCAGTATTCGCTCGTTGCTAAACTCTACGCTGACTTCGAATCCCAACACCTCATATCGTAGTGACATCGAACATGCCATTGTCGGTTTGGATCTTAGAGAAGGATTGTTGGGAAGACAGACTACACGGGATTCAATGCAAACTTTGAACAGCAATGAATACCGTCAGCAGATTCAGGAAGCCGTCAGTCTTATTAGCAAAGTTTCCGAAGAGAGCCGCAAGTCCGAAAAAGACAACGCCCATCTGGTAGAGAGTATGCGTAAGGCTGGCATTGCCGTTTCCGACTTAGCCGCAAAGTTTGACAAGTTGGAAATTGCGAAGATTCGCGCCAATGCCGTCAAAGCCCATGTTGATACTTCTGCCTATGACCGTGCTGTTGAAAGAATGGAGCGTTACAAGCGTGTTCTTGAGTATATTGCTCAGAACGGCGGGCATGACGCAGGAAGAATCTTACAGAGTGTGGGTTATCGCAATGCAAGTAACGACCTCAATATTCAAGCAGCCGCCTTGAAGACTTTGACGGCAGATTATAACAGGGCATCTGTTTCGGCTCGACAGTTGGCAGAGCAGGAGCGTCAACTTGCTATGGCATTCCGAACCAGCACTCAGGAGGCAAAGGGTCAGAGCCAGATATTGGGCGACCTGAAATCTCTGGCTACTCAGTACCTTGGTGTTTGGGGTGGTCAGCAGTTCCTCAACAACATTATCAAGATTGGTGGTCAGTTGGAGAGTCAGCGTTTGAGTCTGACTGCAATCTTGGGTCAGCGTAGTTATGCCAACGAACTTTTTGCAAATATACAGAATTTGGCGTTGAAGTCACCGTTTGGTGTGGTTCAGCTTGACCAGTATTCGAAGAACCTCAGTGCCTTTGGATTCCAGTACAACGAATTGTTTGACATGACGAAGCGTTTGGCAGATATCGCCGCTGGTACTGGAACTGACTTCGGACGTTTGGCACTTGCCTTGGGTCATGTGAGAAGTGAAATGGCTTTGACAGGTTACACCCTGCGTCAGTTCTCCATGGCCAACGTTCCGATGCTGAAGATGCTGGCTGAGAATATCGGTGTCACCACCTCTGAGATCAGAAAGATGGTTCGTGAGAAGAAGATCAGCTATGAGGATGTTGAGAAAGTTCTGAAAGACCTTACGAATGAGGGCGGTATGTTCTATAACATGCAGGAGGTAATGAGTGAAGCTGTTTCGGCAAAGTTCAAGAACCTCAAGGATGCTATGGATATCATGTACGGTCAGATGGCAGAGTCTTTCGTTGGCGATATGCTGAAAGGCATTGCCGCTGCTTTGACAGAAGTGACGAAGCGTTGGCAGACATTTGGAACTGTCATAGCAAGCACGGCAGCTATTATTGGCATGTACAAACTCTATATGTATGCTGTAAATGCCGGAATCAAGGCAAATACGGCAAACATTCTTGAAAACACCATTTCCACAAAGGCTCTTACACGCGAAGAAGTCCAACACCTTGCCGTCACCAATCAGATTACCCGCGCCGAATTGGTAAACGCTGTTGCTACTGGCAAATTGTCGGCAGCACAAGCCGAACTTGCAGCAAATTACTTTGTTCTCGACATGCAGATGTTGAAGAATGTTGAGGGCATGAAGAGATACCAGTTAGCTGCAAAAGGTATTGCCGGAAGCAATATGATGGCAATGCTTACCAATCCTTGGACTGCAACACTCATTGCCGTTGAAGCCGTGATAGGCGCAGTGATGGCATACAAGTCATGGAGTGATAATATCTACGGTGATGTCAACCGTGTTCTGGAACAGGCAAAGACGGCTTCAGAAGAGATTGGTAAGTATCTGAAAGAATCCAAGAGTGACGGCAAA